TCTAGAAATTGCCGGTGATAAAATTGAGAATATTAAAGGAAGACATAATAAGAAAGTTTTTCGGGATGTAAATGTTGACATTCATGGAAGTCGTGTTAGTAAGACAATTGGAGCTATAGCAGAAACTACTTTAACACGTTATGACGTACTTGTCAAGGGCCCCGCGAATTATAGAAGTACTGGTACTACAGAAATTACTGGCAGTAATCTAATTACTACAGCAGTTAATGAATGGACAGCTGCTGCGAGTACTGCAAATATTACCGCCAGACATATTTCTATGATAGGACATAAAGGAACTATTGGGGGACCATTGATTGATTATTATGGCAAGACATATGGGGGTTTGCCCGGTGCTGTAACGAATATTGCGACCTTCTATGGGGCGCTCGTAGGACGCGCCACAGAGGCGTTACATGCAGACTATAGTATGTACTCGGAAATGTCTGGATACGCCGTTGGCGCGGTTCAGGCAGCGTCTGCGGTTAGCTTAGGAGGAACAGCACCAGTACCAAAACCACCCAAACCAGGAATTATGCCATATACCCCATTGCCTCAAACAGCACCATTACCAGCACCTCCTATAGTAGAATTAATGTTGGCCACAAGTTCTTATGGAGTACGTAATGTAGAGATAGATCCTTTGTTACGAGAAAAAATGGAGAAGAACGATGAGTATGCAGAACTGTTTAATTTTGACCCAGATATACATGAAATCAGATCAAAACTAAGAAGTCCTGCTAATCTTAATAACAGCAAGTTCACATCATACTTGGTAAGTGAAAATTTACTGAACAAAGATTTTGCCAAGACGCTTCCTTCTAATATAGGAAGATCTGCAAATAAAACTGGTACTATACGATTTGGTGTAGAGTTATTAGGAAACAACCCTATTGATAATAGAAGTAAACGTTTTAAGGTAACAAAATGAAAATATTGATTGATCCGAAATATGATCCTACTGGTAAAGAAGTTACATCTAAATTAAAACTCGGACCAGGAATTACTATGGCCAAGTTTTTGGGAGCAAGGGGTTCTAGAACACAACTCAAAAAACTCTATAATGAAGGTTTTAATGGCGCTCCTGATTTTAACCAAATAGCTCGTAACCTTGTATTACATTCTCATATCATACAGACTGTAACATCTAATATAGAATATAGTCAACACCGTTTGATTGTTAGTGAAGGAATTTATGAACCCAACCCAAAATTTGATAGTAGCGGAAATTATATCGGGGAGAAACCGTCAGGTATATTAGCTTTGAGAAGAACCGGCCAGGCAGTCGTTTATCAGTTAGTTAATAGAAAGGGAAAAACTGACCCCGTAAAAACTTTTGATTTAGCGGTTTTCTGGAAAGACTATATTGGTTATGATAAACTTACGTTAGATTACGATACATTTGATCCTAATGGCGAATTGACTTGTCAGATTGTTATAGAAACTCCTAATGTACCCGAGTCATATGATGTTACATATAAAGGTGTTATAGAGACCCGATATAATGGAGAATTGCAAACTGTTAATGAATTGTTAGAAATTCTCCCGAATTAGTTATAAATAAACAGTATAACACAGAGCGACTCTAATGGCAATAACTAACGAAGAAGGAAATTTATCGAATAGTCCCCGCGTGACTATGACTCGTCCCTATTCGGATTTTGATTTAACGTTTAACGCTAGAACAACAACTGATGGAGACGTGTTTAAAAAAACTGATGCAGCTTCTGTTAAACAAGCGTTAAAGTCTTTGTTATTAACTAATGCTTTTGAGAAACCTTATAGACCTCAGTATGGAGGGAACTTAAGTGGGTTATTATTTGAACCTGCTGATGAAAATACGGGAGAAGAATTAAGTTCGCGTATAAAGGACGCTATTAATAGGTATGAACCAAGGGTTAAAATACTTAACCTAAAAATTGTTTCGCAACCAAATTTGAACAAAATAAAGATTTTGTTGGAGTTTCGTGTTATCTCTACGGGTATAGTAGATGTTCTACAACTCGTATTGGGAGCGGTTGAAGTATGTGATCCACCTTACTTAAAGGCACCTCCGACTACAGCTTTTATAGAAGATTATATTCTGACAGAAAGTTTATTAATAATTCGAACCGAATCTGGTTTAAATTTAATCTTTGATGATGATGAAGATCTATACGAAGACGACTAACATACAGGAAAAGATACGATGGCAACAACAATAAAATCTACAGATTTAGATTTTGATACTATAAAAAATAATCTGAAAATTTTTCTGGCACAAAGTCCGGAATTTTCGGACTATAATTTTGAGGCGAGTGGTCTTTCTTCTATATTAGATGTTCTAGCTTATAATACACATTATAACGCATTGACGGCAAATTTTGCTTTGAATGAATCTTTTCTGAGTACTGCACAATTAAGAAGCAGTGTTGTGAATCTTGCAAGCAGTTTAGGTTATAGTGTTGGAAGTCGTACAGCGTCCTGTGCGGTGGTTAATATGTACGTAGTGAATAGTCTTGTACCTGAGAGTATGACCTTACCAGCAGGTTTTAAATTTACTTCTACCATTAATAATAAGTCCTATACCTTTAAGACAAGGGATACTTTAATAGCAACCAATAACGGTAGTAATCAATATTATTTTCAGTTAGGCGAAAATCAAAATGTGACTTTATATGAAGGAGTGGAACAAAGGAAAATTTTTATCGCAGGCCCGGCAAACGAAAATGAGACATATGTACTTCCTACCACAAATTTAGATCTAGACACTGTACAGGTTCGTGTTTATGCGGATACTAGTACAACCGTCTATACGACTTATACTGCTATTAAAGATGTTGTTAATATAAACAAAGATTCTACAATTTTTGTGGTGAAAGAAACTCCCAATGGTCAGTATGAGTTAACTTTTGGTAATGGCGCTCGGTTAGGAAAATTTCCCAAAGTTGGTAATAAGATTGAAGTCTTATATGATCAAGTAGCCGGTCCGGATGCAAATGGAGGAAGAACCTTTACTCCGGTTAATACAATTTTTGATGCGGCAAACAATGCTTTGACATTAAATGTTGTAACCGTTGTGGGAAGTATGAGTGGTCAATTAAAAGAACCTATAGCAAGTATTAGAAAAAATGCCCCCTACCTTTATGCTACTCAGAACCGAATGGTGACAGCAGCTGATTATTCTTCTCTGGTAAAAAGAAAGTTTAGTAATGTTATTACTGATGTTCAATCGTGGGGTGGGGAAGATAATATTCCTCCGGAATATGGTTCAGTTTTTTTGAGTATATTATTTAATACAGATAATCTTGATACTCAGACCGAGACAAAAAATTCTATAATTGATATTGCAAAAAATTTATCCGTGGCTTCTTTTAATGTGAAATTCCTTGATCCTGTTAGCACATATTTAGAATTACAAACAAGGTTTCAATGGAATCCAAATCTTACAGGGCTTACTCAAACAGCCATAGAAAAACTTGTTACTAGCGCTACCGAAAAATATTTTAATGATGAATTAACAGGTTTTGATGAATCATTCAGGAAATCGAATCTACTAACCATAATAGACGATACAGATCCTTCTATATTGTCTTCAAGAACAGATGTGGTAATGCAGAATCGTTTTATTCCGGAAAGCGGTGTTGTGAGTTACTCTATTAAATTTCCCACAAGCATTGCTATTCCTGATGATGTTAACTATATTATCGATAGTTCAATCTTTGTCATGTCAAACTCAAATAAAAAAGCATTTTTAAGAAACCGATTAAAGTCTTCTATTATAGAAGTTGTGGATGTTCAGACAGGAACGAACCTGTTCGATAATGTGGGAGAATATGATTCTGTTTCGGGTGTATTAACTTTAAGTAATTTTACCGGAACTTTATCGGGTAACAATGGATATATAAAAATTACGGCAGTGCCATCAAACCAGTCTACCCTTAATGCAGTGCGTAATAATCTTATAACGTTTGATGCCACGGCTTCAACTAGTACTGCAATTATTACAGATACCTTATAAATAAGAACAGTTAACTAAGAGAATAAAGATGACCTCATCCGTGACAGATAATTTTAAACGACACTTACTCAATGAATTTAAGAATGAAATTGATGGTAGTGATGTTCAATACTATATGGGTCTAGCACGAAGCGACAATTTTGTGGTTGGGGAAGACCAATCTTCTCTGTATTTTCAGTCTCAGTTAAGACATACTATGCAGAGTGTGAAAATTTTATCCTCTAACTCTTTTGTTGTTCCTCACATACCGTGGTCTAGCGGTGTTAGTTATAGTCAGTATGATGAGGCTGATTTGAATACTAATTTCTATGTGGTCAATTCATCCAATGAAGTGTTTGTCTGTATTCAGACCGGCAAAGTTGCGGATGGCACCATCAGACCAAGTACCGTTGAACCAACTTCGGGTTCGTTAGCATCTAGTTTTAAAACTTCTGATGGATACATCTGGAGACAGGTTGCAATGTTAAGTAATGTTGCAATATCAAATTTTTTAACCTCAGATTGGATGCCAATTAAAACGATTGTTGATCAATCTCCCAACTTATCCATTCCTCAAGATTCCGATCAGAGAGACTTACAAAATCTTGCGGTTCCGGGCGAGATCATAAATTTAGTTATAGACAGTGGAGGCACTGGTTACACTACAGCTCCTACAATTACTAT